ATCCTCTTTCACTAAAATAGCCAGGGATATTGAAAGGGATTTGCCGGTAATGGTTCCATTCAAAAATATCGTCGTCGGTTATGAATGGTGTCATATCTTTATCGTTTGGTACATTTCCATCGCCAAATAAGCCGACATTTTTACATGGAATAATTATTACGCTCTCAACCTGATCTATCGACCCATTGAAATACTTGAGATCAACGGTGAGCAAATTTCCCGCAAGGTTGGCCGCGAATGCCCATTCGGGAATCTTCCGAAAGTCCCAACTTTCAACCTGCACTGGCGTTTTCGTATTCGTCGCAGCCACCGTGACATTCTTATCATCGGAGTAGGCATAGATGGCGTTCTGCCCATTGACAACGGGGTTGCCAACATCGTCAAGAAATCCGATGCACGGCCATTCATCGGCAAGATACTGACGAGAAATCTTGACGAAAGATACCCACGCCTGCCCGGTCGCCGTTGCCGTGGTATTCCCTTGCAGCGTTTTTGAAAAGTAATCGCTGACTGTTACAGTCAGAATCAATGTAGACCATGGCCGAACATAGGATGTAATCTTTCGATATTCCCCACTGCCGTCTCCCTCGACTATATACATATAGTAATCTGTCCATTGAATAACATCGTCCTCGGTGTATGGATAAAGCAATGCTGTTCCGAGTTGAATCCCATACGTCAACGGTGCTCCACCAGTTGCCATCACGACAAGAGGAAAAACATACTGGTCCTTCGGAGTGAACATACTTTGACCGTGATAAGTATATTCATTATTGCAAAATGTGGTTTGCTTGTTCGCCACCCGGATCAGCTTCGCGAAAGAGTTCCGGGTGAACAGCCCGTCGATTCCGATCGGCGACCACAGTTTCCCAACCGTGACAGGCGTCGATTTTCCGATGACGCTTCCTTCGGCATTGGGGTAGGTCGTCGTGCTGATGAGTGTTGACAGGTTGGCCCGACGCTTGATCCGCGCATCCTTCAGCGGTATGGCATAATCGTATTCGTCCCATGATGGCGCATCCGCGATGCGGCGCCGGAAGACCGTACCATCGGGATCGACGAGCGCCCCGTTGACAATCTCGAACATCACGATCTCCGTGACGAGTCCCACGAAGTTGATACCCGCCGCAGTGATGGTCTTGTCGAACTGCGCGCCGTTCGCAATATGCACCGTTGACCCGCCGATCTCCGGCATGCACCCGCCGTCGTCCAGCGTCATGCTTTCCTCGAACGCATCGAACGGAGCATTCTCGCGGAGTAAACCTGACTTCCAAGCAACCGTCGGGGACAGCGCCGAGATGTCGTCCTCAATCAGTCGGATCTGGCTGTTGCTCCCGCCAACCGTGTAGATGCCCACGGACGTATCCTGCGCAACCGCAGAGCGCAGATAAAAGCGAATGCCGAAGACATACTGCGCCATCTATGCCGTCCTCAGAAATGTCAACTTGAAGGTGAAACTGTCGGGGCTGTCGTGCGTGACGGTGATTATCTCATTCGTCATTTTGCAGTTGATCGATCCGGATCCCACTTTCGCGCCAAAGAGGTATGAATTCGCCGGGCAACCGAGAGCGACCGTTCCAGCGCGCACCTTACCGATGAGATAGTCCAGAAGCTTCGCGGCGTTCGAGGTGTTGCATTCGAGCGTCAATGTGGTGAGTTGCGAGTCCGAGACCTTTGCGACCGAGTAGGGAATCCCGGTGCGCGTCACTGCGCTGCCGACGCTGTAGATCAATTCCGTGCCCGGTTGCTCGTAGGGGAACTGTAATTGGGTGCATGTCCCGATCGAGAAGTCGCCCTCCGGGATCGCCGTCGGAAGCGCGTGCGTAGGAAACGAAATCCCCGCGAGACTGAGGTTGATGCGGAACCACTTGTACGGCTCACTGAGAACCGCCTCGGGCGTGAAGCCGATGATGTGCACCTTGAATTCCCCGCCGTCGCCCTTGTCCGGTCCGAACGGATAGAACCCGCTACGGGCCGGCAGAATGAGATATGAGTCCTTGGCGCGCGCGGTGGTGTCGTAGAACGTCTGAAGTGCGCTGGTCGTTGTGGCGTCACATAGAAACGAGAACGAAACGCTGCGCGCGGTGGTGGCGTCGTCGAAGGTCACGAGCCCGGCCGGGCGCACGCGCGTACTGTGCAGCCCCAGGGCGACGCTCACGGCGTATCCGGGCTCGGGAGTCCTGAGCGCCACGCGCGATCCGCCTGCGAGCTTGAGGTAGATCTGTGCGCTCATGCGGGCATCGCTGAGAGACGGTTGAGGTTGATATATCCGCCGCGCACTGCATCAACGAACGTATCTGAGAACTGGCGTATCGAGCCCATCAGTTGCCCGACGCTGTGCCGATCGACGGGACCGTTGATGGTGATGGGGAAGGAAATCGAGTTGTGCATGGTCTGCTTCGTCTGCATGGCAGTGAGCACGCGAGCACCTCTAGGGAGATCCACGAACTCCGGGCCTTCCTCTCCGAGTAGAGACCGACCACCGCGGGCGAACCCGGTTCCGGTGGCGAAGGATGATTTCTTGATCGAGGCAATCTGTCCGGCGGTGGAGGCAATGATCTCACCGATGACGGCGGCGGAAAGAGCGATCTTGGTGTAAGTGTTGCCCGTGGATTTGTCGGACCACACCTGATAAACGCCACGAACCGCCGCGCCAGCCGCATCTGCCAGAGCCATGAAATAAAGCATGTTTCTGCGCTTGCGTTCGTCCTTGACAGATGCGTTGATGGCCATTTCCCCGAGAGCCATAATCGCGTGACCCATCGCATATGTTGCCTCAACCTCCATCTGTTTCAGACGAATGTTTTCTTCCATTCTCTTACGATCATCTTGGAGCGCCTTGTCCTTCGCGGCCTTTTCGCGATCGAGTCGGTCCTGGTCGGCCTGCGCCGCCGTTTCGAGTTTTGCAATATGGTCGTCAACGAGTTTCGCTTCCCGTAGCTTTCGATCTTCCTCAGCCTTGAGGAATGCGTCATTGCGTTTGACATGATCATCGAAAGCTTTCTGCTCTGCCTTCGCGGCCTTGTCAGCATTTTCTTTTCTTCTCTCCGCATCTGCCGCAGCCCTCGCCGAATCGTCAGCCGCCTTATCGGGGACGATGCCCATCTTCACCTGGAGGTCGGAAATCTCTTTCTGGATGTGCGCCTTCTCGACAGTCTTCTCCCGAATCATCCTATCCGTTTCGTCAAGTTCATCCTGTCGGTCTTTGAGTTCCGCCTTCGTGAGGTTCTTAAGTGTCGTGTTGAGATAATCGGTTCCGCGATCCTGTTGCAGTTGGTCAAGTTCGTCGTTGACCTTCTGCGCATCGTCCATCAACTGGCCCATCATCGTCTCGTTGACGGACTTCTTGATATTCCTCTTGGAGATCACCCCGAACCATCCGGCAATTCCTTCCATTTCGCGCAGCGTTTCCAAAACCAACTTGTTCCACGCGATCTGAACCGGAATCACCTTCTCGCCGATCTCAACCTTAATCTCCTCCATCTGATTTTTCATCTGGTCGAGTTGACCGAGAGGAGTATTCGCAAGGGCCTCGGCCTGTCCGCCAAAAGCCTTCGTCAGACCATCAACCATGGAGGTAAGCCGTTCGGTGCTCCCGGCCGCCCCGTGAAGACGGACGCCCATCTTTCCAAATTCTTCATTATTTTTTGTCAACGCAACGCCGACTTTTCCGGCAGCATCCGCGAGGCTGATGTGCTTAGCAGTCGCCAGGTCGGCGATGACCGGCATGAGCCTTTTGATGGAAGATTCTTCTTTGACGTAGTTGGCGAGTTGGGCTTCGGCGGCAACGGTGTCGTCTCGGCTGAATCGCGTTACTTCTGCGATCGCCGCGGCTTCCTGTTCGAGGTAGGCGCTGTGGTGGCCGATGGCTGCGGATAGTTGCGCCTCGGCATCGGCGGACTTCTCATATGCCTTGATGCTTTCGTCGGCGAACGCCTTCACGGCTTGCACGGAAAAGGCAATGCCCGCCCATTCGGCAAAGAGCTTGAGCGTTTCGTTTCCGCGAAAAAGCACGCGATCAAGGTTGCGGCCAAAGTTATTTATTTCCTTTGTCGCATTGTCAACTACCTTGAGTGCTACTTCGAGCGATGCGCTCATTCTGGTTTCGCCTCGTATTTGTTGAAGTAGAACATCAAAACATCAAACGCTTCGACCAATTTGACCGGCTGATAGTACCGCCCGCTCCCGTCCGGCCACGTCCCGAGATTCGCTCGGTACTCAAGGAAGTAGGGGAGCAAGGAAAAGTCCGCGATCGCGTGGGGACAACGCAGCACGCCTATTTTCCCGCTCCCCTTGCACTGAGTGCACCGTTTGTTCTTTCCTCCGCATTTCAGGCATTCATCGATTACCCAAACCGTTTTTCGCTTCTTCGGCTCTCTGCATCCCCTAATGGCCTTCTCGCGGCCCGTGCAATGACTGCACTTCATCACGAGTGCCAACGGGCGGCGATGATAGATCAGGGCCGCCGCCACTATTTTGGGAGGTCGTCCCCCAGCCCGGTGAGTTCCGGCCCCAGCTTGGTGATGATCTCAGACAGTTCGATCACGGCGCCGTATTTGAGCATCGATGAAGCGGGCTGCCCATCCGGCAGTCCCGCGACTCCCTTGCCGGTCCACCCGACCACAAACAGGTCCACGATTTTACGAGCGTAGGCGAAATTGGCGGCTTCAGTGTCCGTCTTCATCGCCTCTTCCGTGGCGATCCTGCGGATCATCTCCTGGCGAGCGGTGCCGGGCTTGGGCTTGTCGCTCGGCTTCATGGCGTCAACCATGCGGGTGGCCGCGACGACCGCGTTACGGCCCCTGCTGCGCGCCTCTGAGAGGATCGCGTCGAACCGGTCCTGATAATCGCCCGTGATGTACCGCAGATGGTACACCGTACCCGAGACCGGATCGGTATACGGGTAGGTGCTATCTCTCGTGATCGGAACCATGGTGTCCCCTCCTGGTTTGCTGGTGATCCTCGACTATGCCGACGTGCTGCTCGAACTGGAAGACGAACTGGACGAACTCGATGCGGCGCCGAGAACGCGCAGCACGACGTCATTGCGCACCGCGATGCCTTCGAGGTCCATCGTCTCCACGCCGTTCTCGTCGCTTGGTGTGGCTTTCGTGACCTGGCAATAGCCGAGGTCGATTTTGATCTGATTGCCGATCGAGTACCACAGCCGGATCGCGCCGAGCGTGCCGGCGATGACCGCGGCTTCCGGGTCCACGGTCGCCGTGAGTTCGCGGTAGACCTTCGCGGACCATTTGATCTTGCGATCGGTAATGCGTGATCGGCCGACGTTCGAGGCAACTGTGGGCATGACCGTCGCTTCCACCTTTTGATTGCCGCTGATCTCCAGACTGATCGGGCGGTAGGCACTGCTGCCATTGATACTCACGGTTGCAGTGGTGAGCGGCGGGACCGCGTACCGGCTCTTATGGACGGTCGGCTGACTCTGCGTGGTCGGTGCTCCGCCATATTGCCCGGCGCCAGTGAGTTCGACCTTGCCCATGACCTCGCCCGAAAAGTCGAAATTGAGTTTCCAATCGAACTTGACGTTCCCGGCCTTCGCCAAAAGGCACTGCGACGAGTTGAGATCCCCGCCGTAACGCCAGACGGTCGCCGATGTCAAGACGGTATTCGACGGTCGAAGGATGTGATACCCATTGTTCCCCGAGCGCGCGAACCCGGCGGCCTGCATGCCCCTCACCCAATCCGGGACGACGAGCGAATCCTTCGCGCCATACGGGCGGATCGGCGCGGTCAATGTGACGGTCGCCAATTGCCGGCCAACGACTGAGGCGTCCTGGTCGAACCCGGCGCCGAGGAGATTGACCTCGGTGGTGCGGATGTCCGGTTCGAGCTTGCTGCTGGGATCCGCCTCGAAGAGATCGCCATTCGTGAGCGTGGTTTCCGGCGTGAGTTCGTCGGCCTGGAGGCGGAGAAGAAACAGGGCTTTTGCGTTGACCATAGCGGGACTCCTTTACCCAAGTGAATAGGGATTGTTGACATCGATACGTGTTCGGACCATGATGTTGACATAGACACAGAACTCGACGGCGCCGGATGCTTCATCGACGAGGAAGGCGTTGCCGAATTCTTCTTGCTCCGTCGAAAGAGCGATGTTACCGCGCGTCTGATCGACCATCAGGCACTTGACGATATCGGCAATGATGTTGCGCGCGAGGTAGGAGATCGCCGGGTTTGCATCGCCCTCGTCGTTGGCCTGCGTGTAATGCTTGATGGTGTAGCGGAGTTCAGTCATTGCGACTTTGGTGGTCTGAGGATTCGGAGAGCCGACCGGACCGCACACCTCGACGTATGGGTATCGTCCGTTGGGCGCGTGGATGAGTTTTTCTTCCTCGACCTTGCCCGGGACGCCACCGTATGAGTCGAGCGTTTCGAGTGTCGCCACGATGTCGGCGGTGATGCGCGCGGTGATGCAGTCGTCCTCGACGTATTCGAAAGCGGCGTCAACCGTATCGGTTGTGGTGTCGTCCGCAGTGACCGTGATGTCACAGAGACCGAGTTCGGCGGACGCGGGGACAAGGAAAGAAATCAATTCGTTCTCCCAGCGGATCGGCGTGATCGCCTCGAAAGAATCATCGGGCATCGTCAATACGATTGTCCCCGCGGTCGCCCCTGCATCGCGCGTCGTCATCTCGCACAGTGCTCCGCCCGACTTCGGGGCGTAGATCGGTTTGATTGACGATATGCGTATCGGGGTCAGAAGCAAAAGAGTCCCGGTCTTCTGCGCCGACGGGTCGGCATATTTGTACCCGGATTGGACTTTCGATTCAAGCGCATCCACCCGCCTCGGCGTGATGAGCGCGCCGGGGATGCCGTACTGTGCGCGACCGTCCCAGGTTTCACCGGCAGCGGGGAGCGTTACCGAGGATGCCGGGATCGTCGCGCCGGTATATGTGACCCCCGCGACCTTGACCGTCTTAGTCAGCACGAGATCCGCGTTGCCGCCAGCGGGAGCGCTGTTGTTCGCCGCCTGCGCCGCAGCGATCAGCGCCGCCGTGTCGTGCGCACCGTTGTAGGTGGTATTGCGGGTTTTCGCCGAGTACCCGACTTCCATTCTCGACGTGTCAAGCGTGTCGTTCCGCGCCGCCTCGTCGAAGGTTCCCGCGATGAGCGAATCCGAGTACCCGATGGACGTCCCTACTAGAATGTTCGGCGCAGTTGTCAACGTGGGAATGTTGCGCTGGAGACCAGAATCGACGTACACCGAGTTGATTCCATCCCCAAGGGAAATTGCCTTCGCCATTAGTTCGGCGGTGGCTTTCGGCATGAAATTCAACCCGACTCGATTCTGGTATGGATCGGCGGATAGGTCAATTGACCCCCCAAGTTGAACCAGAAGTCCACCTGCCGCAGTTACAAATTTTGTTCCATTCGAACGATACCCATTGTTCCACTCAACGACTTGGCCGTTTGCGGATACATTGATCCCCACGGTGTTGTTGGTAAACATGCAGTTGAGCGCGTAGTTCCCGATGATCGCCAATGCATTGAACCCGGTCCCATTGCCGTCAAAAACGCACTGATTGACAACGCAACCAGCGGTGATCATCTTTATTCCCGAATCGGTGTTGTTGACAAACACGCATCCGACGTATGAGTTGTACGGATCTTGGGCGCCGATGACGCAGGATTTGAAGACGCAATCAACGTTCCGTGAGCTATATCCGATGCCATTCAACGCCATCGTGTTCGCGTTCTGGTAGGTGGTCCCGACAAAAAGGCACTGAACTCCAGCCGTATTGATGCAGTACGACAATTTTCCCGCCCCGGTAGTGGCGTCGATTAAACAGTTCTGTATGATGCACTGCGCACCAAGTTGATAAATGGCAATGCCATTTTGCGTGTCCACGAGTCCGTGAATGTAAAAATTCTTCAACTGAATGTATGCCTTGCTCGCCATCGACAGGGAAACGCTGGTCCCTCCGGCGTTGTTGCTTCCCGTCAACTCGTACCGCGTTCCATCGTCTGCCCACGCAGCGTTGACTCCAATATATTTAATCAGTCCCGCCGCTGCGGTTCCTGCGACTGCGAGCAGGATGTAGTTGGTCAGCGTTTGGACGCCGCGGCAGTACACGGTATCACCGGCGGCGACGGGTGTGCCCGCAGCCATAGCGGACGCGAGAGACACCCACGCATCGGTTGTCGTCGTGCCGTTGTTCATGCCCGTCGCGCCGGGGTATACGTACCAAGTCGATGCCATCCGTCAACTCCTCACGCGATGCGGGTGAGCAACTGCGCAATCTGCGTTGGTGCGCCGGTTTCGAGGTACGTCTTGAATCCCTGAAGATTCGAGAGCAACACGGCCAGATCGGTGCTACTCAAATTGACATTCTTGATCGGATGCGAAGCGACAGGCGTACCGTCGTCGGTTCCCTGCGTACCGTCGGATTGTGCCGTGTACGTCGGGAGTGCCGCAAACGTGGTTGCATACGCCCGTTGATTGCTGTGCGCGATATACGCAGTTGCCGCGTTGTAAAGCTGGATGAGTTGCTGTGCATAACTCACCAACGTCGCCGCCGCCTGAAGCGCCTCGTCATTCCTCGTTCCCTGTGGTGCGCTCATTCTTTCCTCCCGTGTGTTTATGTGTGATCCTATTCGTCAACGAGTTTTATTTCCACATCTTGTCAGCAAAAAAGAAGATCGTCTGCAAAGCAACCGCCCCCATGGTCCCGATGAACATGAGACGCAATCCATCGAGGTTCTTCCAAAGATCCTGGATGTCTTTCTCGGCGCGTGTCATGCGTGAGCAGTGCTCTTTGTGGTCGTTGCAGTATTCGTCCTGAGTCATTTTGGATCGTACTCCAGATGCACATGATCGTCTTCGTCAATCACCTGTATCCCTGGACACTTCATGCCGATTGCCGTGCCGATATCGTGCGCCGTCATTCGTTTCATTGGCAGGATGTCCGCCGCATCCCCCTGATAGTGCAGCGTCCCGCATCCATGCCGGCCATCGCGCCCGTGGGTGACGTACAAATCCTCGTTCTGTTTCGCCGCGATCCGTTCCAGTATCCGGAGAACGTTCTCTACCTCGCGACTCAGTGGACCCATGAACCCAGGAGCGTTCCAACGCATGTGTCACCCTCTTGAGTGCTTCACAAAATCCACGCCTGCATAGAGTGCACCCGACAACGCAGCAACGGCGGCAACGCGAACTTCGGCGGGCATCGGCAACCAACAGTGGTCAACGAGAATAACCACAAACCCCACCGCCGCCACTGCCAACATCACCGAAATCCCCTTCGACGCATTACGCCTAACATTATTAGCCATTGGTTCCTCCAAACAGTTTTTGTGGATCGTATCCGCAACGCCATTTCACCCACCCTGCGGCTTCGGCGTGCGCCTGAGTCTCAAGCGGCGTGACGCCATACCTCAACCATTCCAGCGGAGCGCCTGCACCCTCTATCGCGAGCATGTGCGCCGTGACCTCAGAACAGTATTCCGCCTTATCGTCACGGTCCTGATTCGGTGCGCCGAACATCTGGAGAAAAACCCGCCATTGATACGGCTTGCCGACGAAGCCCCATAGCAATTCGCTGATCTTCTCCTCGTCTTCGACCCGAAGCGATTGCGGTTGACAGACGCATACAACGTGACGCCCGGCGCGGCATTCCTGCGGATAGTATTCGATCTTCCGCCATGTGCAGCGCGGCCACGTCGCTTCGATGAAACAGAGATCGCCATCGTGCAGGTCCGGGGCGTTGTTGCAGATGTCGTATCTCAAGTCGTTGTTGTCGAGGATGTCCAGATATTCGTTCCTCCACCGCGCTACGTTCGCGCAATGGGACGCGATGTAGGGACTGAAGACATGAGCGAGTTGGTTCTCACCCAGCTTGATGATGCGGCCCAGCGGCGTGAGGGAGTCCGTGGTGCAGACGAATTGACCGACGCGATAGTCCATCAGTCGAGATTTCCTTTCTCGAATACGGATGCGCTTGCGCGATTGACGACTGCGCGCCCCCGATTGATGATCGCCGGCGTTTGCTTCTGCCACCGAGAGTAGAAATCAAGATTCCCCTTGAGCACCTTGGGGATCGTGACCGAACTGACGCCGATCATGAGCAATGCATCGCGAGGGAATTTCCCGTTTGGCAGTCGCTGTGTCTTGTCGAAATAGTAGAGCTTTCCGTTCTTCTCTATGACTTCCAGGCGCTTCTGAGTTCTGCCGAAATGCGAATAGACAGTTGACCGCATTCCAGAATACAGGCTACCCTGTTGCCAGGGACCATTGAAACCGATGCGCTTCAGATTCTCATAGATAGGCACGGGCATGAAGCTGTTTGTGGTTGTGCGCCCGCCCGTGTGCATGAGCTTCATGCCTTCGGTCAAGCGGTTCGGATGATTGAGCCCGGCGCCCGCGCGCATCGTCAGCGTGGCGATCGTCTCGCCATCCACGTAGCCTTTGAACAGATGAGTAATGCGCGTGCTCCAGGTGCCCTCTCGGCCGGACAGCTTCTTGTGCGCCAACGCCGACCGATACCCGGCGAAGATCTTTCCGCGCGATCCCTTGCCACCGATGAAGCGCGCCTTCTCATCTATCAACCATGCCTTGAGGAAGCGAGTATAGAGCGAGGGGGCGAGATGGATGCCCCTGTCGATATTGTCCTTGCCGTAGATGCATGCCTGAAATCGCGCCATTACGCAAGTCCCACTCTATGCGCGCCCTGGTCAGAGTAGATCAGTCCGGCGGCGAGGTAGGTGGTTTCGGCCACATCATCGGTGCGCTTCTTGACTGCGAACCGATCAGCATTGACGAGGACGGTGGGGACATCTGCGGTGGAGACTATCACGTCGATTGCGAACTTGCGGTCTTTCTCGGTCTTCCCGGACGGCGATGAGATCCCGCCGCGGTTGACAATGGCTGAGATTCGGACAGCGGAACCGCCGCTCGGGGTATAGGTTATCGTTTCCTCAAACCCAACCCCGAGGGAGATTTCCGCCAATCTGTCGAAATCTATCCCCATTGTCCATCGCCCCTATCCTTGGCCCGCGGAAGAACTCGAAGACGAGGAACTGGACGAGCTGCTGCTCGAAGACGAACTGCTGCTCGAGCTGCTGCTCGAACTCGATGAACTTGACGATGAAGATGACGAGGACGATGAGGATGAAGATGAGGACGAGGACGACGAAGATGATGGAAGACTTTTCATCGTGCCCTGATTCAAATCGACCTCAACAAACCCGTCGGCAGCAACGGCCGGCTTCGAGCACATACCGACGCAGAAGTCCAAATGCGTCCCTGCCGTCGCGCTGGTATCCGCCTGATTGAGACTCGCGTCCCAATAGACATCCGCACCGAGTGCAAATGCGACCGCCGCTTTCTTCACGTTCACACGGCCGTAGATGAGAACCGGCTTCGTTTCCCCGGAAGCATTGGCAGCGAGAGACATCGCGGCGATGCGCTTTCCGCTGGTCATCGGAATGGCGATCATCTCTCCGACGGCGATGGTTGCCCCGGTGATGTTCGTGTAATTGATCTGCGTTGCCGCATCGACAACTTGGATCTCGATTCCTTCGCGCGCCATGGGGCATCTCCTACGTCAATGTGAAAGAAAAGGGCGCGTCCCCTCGCGCCCGTCAGTGATCGCTTACGTTCAGCTCGACGAACTGGAACTGCTGGACGAGCTGCTGCTCGACGAACTGCTTGAGCTGCTGCTCGAACTGGAAGACGACGGCATGGAGGTCGTGGTGCCCTTGTTGAGATCCACCTCGACGAAGCCATCGGCCGCAGCGGCGGCCTTGGTGCACATACCGACGCAGAAGTCGCCATGCTGCGAAGCAATCGCCTTTGTGTCGGCCTGGTTCGCGCTGGCGTCCCAATAGACATCCGCGCCCTGCGCGAACGCGCGCGAGGTCGTCTTCTTGACGCTTACGCGCCCGTAGATGAGCACCGCGCCGGTTGCCGCACCGGCGATGGTTGCGAGCACCATGCCCGCGATACGCTTGCCGGTGGTCGTGGCAATGCCGATGATCTCGCCGACGGCCATAGCCGCGGCCGTGTTATTCGTGTAGTTGACCTGGACCGCTTCCTCAAGAACCTGAATTTCGATTCCTTCCCGAGCCATAATAGCCTCTCTTTCGGTTGTCGTGGTGAGAATGAGCGTGACAAGCATCGAAATGCGGGGCGCGATATTCCACGCGCCCCGCGCGTTCTCCAGGCGCTTATGCTCCCTGGTTGACGAACAGACCCCGGAAGTCCTCCGCTGCGAAAACGAAGTCATGCCGGACATACCACTTCATGCCATCCGCCTCGCCGATCTCCGAAGGCGCGGACGCCGTGTAAGGCGCGCTCGCTCCGTTGAGGGTATAGAGGGTGATGGTCCCGAGCTGCACGGGATCGGCCGCCAGCCACCACGGCGCGGTCTTCGCCGCGCTGAGGTTGTCGATCTCCGCATCCACGATGATGTCCAGATTCCGCGGGCGGCCCGGCCCGTAGATGTTGACGAGATCGGTGCCCGCGGTGACGGCGTCGGCGGTGATCGCCAGAAGCGCCGAGGAGAACGTCTGCGCGGCGAGCATCTCGTTGCGGTTGCCACATAGCATGTACCGGGGCCGGATGTTCGTTCGGATCGCAGCGGACCGGCCGCCATCGGGCGACGGGAGCGTCTGATTGGCAAACGCGACGAACGCCTCGTCCAGAGTGGTCTTGCTGATCGCGCCGGCGGTTCCCACGTTCGCGTGGGACGCCAGATTGAACAGCACCACCGAATCTTCCAGCATCGTGGGTCCGGCAAAATTCGCATTGACTCCATTGCCGTTGAACAGCATGCCGTAGGCGAGCTTGTTCATCTTGCGGCGGAGGCTGCCGGTCATGCTGGCCGGGATGCGCGTGAACGCATTCAGGTCGTCGTTGATGAGCGCCTGCCGAGTGAGGGTGAAGAACTTTCCCCACGTCGAGAGCTTTGCCGTTTCCTTCGTATCGCTGAAGGTGCCTTCCTTCGGGGACTGCCCCTCGGGAATCTCCTCGACATCGGAGAAGTCCGACAGCTTGGCGAGGTCGGCCGTCTTGAAATCGGACAGCGAACCCTGCGCGCACCATCTCGGGTACGTCACCGGCGCCGCATCCCATCCGCGCACGAGCGACTTGTTGAGCGTCGCGCCGAGGATGTTGGTGAAATCGTCGGTTTGCTGCGACATGCCGCCGCCGAACCGGGTCTGGCGAATGATCGCCGCATACACATCCTCGGCGGGCATGCGGACGATACCCTGAAGACCGGCGCGGGACAGGCACTCACGCGCGAGCGAGAGAAGTGTCGCGCCACGGAATTCACTCCTGCGGTTCGCGTCGAGCGCCGCGGGCGTCGAGTCCATCCCGGTGCGCACGGCGAAGGCGTTGACGTGGCCGGCGCGAAACTTGTCCGTCTCGTCCTTCGCAACCTGCACCGTGGGATGCTCGGCGCCGGGGGCGACCGGAGTCAACGATGAAGTCTCGATCCGGGAGAACTTGCTGGCGACTTCCTCGATGCTGAGATCTCCGTCAACCGCGTCCTCGATGACTTTTCCCTCGATGCCCATGCGGGCGCCGAGCTTGCGGATCGTGTCGATGCGGGCGCGTTCGGCCTTGCGCAACGCGCTCTTGTCAATCTGTTCCGTCGCGGGGGTCTGGGTTGCCACAGCGGCGACTTCCGGTTTCTCTGCGGGCATGGCGGTTTCCTCCTGCTTGAATTGTGATCGAAATGCGTCCATGATGGCGCATAACTTCCCCATGCGCGGATCATCTACGGACAGTTCGCGGTTTCCTGCAAAGCGTTTCAGATAGGCAACTCCATGCTCAACCGATTCCTCATCGTCAAGAAACCTGTCAAGCTGTGAACTTACGGAGGCCGAGAGCCCGACGGACTGCGAGAACATTCCGTCCCCGGTAGCCGGGTCGTCAACGGCGTCCACAGCGTACAGATATTCGACGCGAGCAAGCGGGAGAAGCGCGTTGCCTGCCTCGTCGCGTTGCCTGGTTCCATCTTCATTGAGTCGTTGCTCGGTCTTGCCCTTGAACACTATCGATACTCCGAAAGCATCAGGGTCGCTTTCGGCCAGTTGGCTTACGTATCCGCCGAGGTCTCCGTTCGGAGTATCGAATGAGCTTTCGTCAAGATGAAGATCGGCACGAACGCGATCGCCGTCTTTACGAAAGTTCTTTGCCCGACCGAGGTATGTCCCGAGCGCGTCGCTTGACATATCGGGATGACCAAAGCGGCTTTTCACGCCGTTCTTGGATTTGTTCCCATGCTCCACAACTTGGTTGAGCGTGGTATCGTCAATCTCCATGTCATGGCCTATGGCTTCGCCGATAGAGATCACTGAGAACCCCGCGAGGATATGTGCGGCCTTGTTCTCCGCGGTCAAAGACGCTTTGTCAATTCCCCTTGCGACGGAGGCTCTGAACTTTGTCTTTGATACCGGCATCTTCATCCTCCTCTGATTCGATGCTCAACCGAATCGTTTTCGGTCGGGCGAGGTTGTTACTCGACAGAACCGTCACCGCTACCGTCACTATTTCCCGAATTGTTTCCGCTTGGCTGCGGTTGATCTCCGGCTGTCGGTTTCGGTCCTGGAACTTGTCCGTTCGCATTTGTAGTAAGTCCCCTTTGCTGCATCTCGATGATATTCTTCTTTGACAAGATGTAGCCGGCTTCGTCCTCCAATTGGTCGATCTGGTCTTTCCAGTTCTGGCCCTGCTCGGAATAGAACTCATGCAGCGTCATCATCTTGTTGCCGTAGAGTTGGGAGATCGCCTGCACTTCGCGCGCGGGGTCGATGAAGTCGAAACCGGGAGAGGACCATTGTACACGGTCGTAGTATCGAGGGTCGGCGAGATAGTCGGTGAGCGAATATCCCGGTATGAGATTCGCCGCGAAGCATCTGTAAACGAACTCATGCCACTCGGTATCGCACACCTCCCGCGCGAACCATCCTTGCATCCCGCGAAACGCCTTCTGGTCCTCGTTCTTGTTGATCTTTCCCGATGCGAAAGATATGGCGTCAACGTCGCGGGTGAACGTCATATACGACACGCCGAACGTCATTCCGATTGTGTGAAGTATGAGCTTCTGTAGAGGTTGGAGAACGGCCTGGATCGAGTCGTCCGCCTGCACGATCTCGGGCTTGTCGCCCTTGTCGCCATAGTAGATCTTGCCGGGTTCCATCGTAATCTGGCTATTTGAATTGAGTTGCTTCTTGATAAGTCCCGCGGCGATGCTGTTCGGAACAAAAAGCCCGATCATTGCCTGCAATCTGCTGGAAATCAGTTTATCCTCGATGAGATGCTGAATCGCCCAGAGATACCGAAGCGCACTTGTAAACCACGGAAGACCGAGGTACTCCTCGGCCTGGTCGCTTTGGTAGTGGTGTTTCATGTACCGCCAGCTTATCGCCCTATCAACGCCCTTGATGCGGTACTCTACGGGGCGGCCGTTCTCGTCAAAGGAAATGCCGAAAAGTGTTTGCTTCACCGCGGGATTCGACCAGACTGTCGGCGCGCCAATGTCGTATCCGTCATCGAGGCGCAAGCAATTGATTACCTGCGTGGTCACCGGAAGAAGATGGCCGGCGGGCGCCGCCACCTTGTTCGTCAGGACGGTTCCACTCTTGACAATCTCGGCGAAGATCATCCGCTGGGCTTCGGAGAACGAGCGCTTCCCCGTGGCGTCCCATTCGTCGTGATATCGTTCCCATAGCCGGGATAGGAGCGTATTGAGTCCCGTGACCGGCTGGCCGTTGTACATCTTGACGCGCGGCATTGGCTTCATCCCGCCGCGGATCACGTTGTTGAGCAGCGTATTCATGATCCCTTTGGCGTGGGGATCGTTATCGACCTGGGAGATGCTGCGAGCGACGATCGTGCGCCAGTTCGCGCGGACGTTCCAATATGGCGTATCGTAGTGCGTGGACCAATCGGCGGAGATCCGGCTCGTATCTGCGGCCTCATGGTGGGCGAACTTGTAGAGTTCTCGGAGATCCCCGAGGAAAGACTCGATGTTCTCGACCTGGTATTGATGCGCGGGCAATCCCCGGTGCATCGCCCGAATATCGGACATCAGAAACTTGACCTGTTGAAAGAAGGTAGGTCGGCTCATTTCCCTATGTCGCCTCGCTGAAGGCAATAGGGATTGAGCCGCCGTACTCGGTGGAGTTCGCCTGCCCCTGCGCCCAATCGTAATGTTTCTGGAGAGATTCGAGCGAGGCGAACTGGATTGTCCGCCCGTTGATGCTCACGGAGATGGCGCCGTCTCGCCCTATATTAGCAACGAGAGCGGACTCAACTGCGGCAAGATACGCGGAGTCGATTGCCAATGCAAAGCCCTTTCGGGTAATCTGCGATTAGCACAAAGATAATACGGCTGGAGCGAAAACGAAACAATCGCCGAATTAATTGGCAAATAAATTCGACTATGTCATATTGACATTATAGGATCGTCGTCACTCTTTTTCACTTTCTCGAACAGCACCATAACCCCTTCGATGGGTCCGAGATTGAACACCGCCCGGTATGCCCAGCCCTCGCGCCGCATATCGTTCAGTTGCTTGATGAAGGTGCGGTGCCAAGCGCCTTCCATGCGCAGGTCACGGTAATATTCGACCGAGCCCGCGGGCCGGCCGCGCTTCGGCTTCGACGTGAGATCGATGAAAGCCTGTTTCGCCGCCTCTCGATCTCCAGGCGGAAGCATTCCGGTAGTTGGCCCAAGCGTCTTCTCGTTTTCCATCACCATCCTCCTTGTTTGAGAAAGTCTCTCACGGTTCCGCCCATGTAGTTGCTCTGTATTTCCGGGGCTCCGCGCCCATGGTTTGCGTCCGCTGAATTCTCAACCGCCGGTTTCTGTTCCTGCGCATGATCGTATGCCGCGACAACCGTCTCGTCGAAAAGCTGCTCCTGAAGATTCAGAATCAGCGATGCCCCGACAATGTAATTCTCGCAGTCTCGGAAATGGTCCGGCTGCCCGGAGGTATCCCCACTGATCCAGCGCTTCCGCTTGTTCCCGCGGGGGTCCGTGTATTCCTCATCGTACTGGTTGAGCACCTGTTCGAGGTACGCCGGTTGAATGTCCTCCGGCAGATGCCAGAGGCTCGTCTCCATCTGCTTCTTGACGATGCGCGAAAGCTGTTCCGTGTTGCCGAAAAAGATCCCTGATTCTTTTCGATCGATGAGTTGGCCTTTGCTGGCGCTGCCGATGTATGCGCCGAAAAACCCGCTATGGGATACGATGTAATCAACGTCTTTCGAGCGATGTCCTCCGCGGTCGATGAGCCCGAAAAGCATCTGGACTTTGCGCCCAGATTTCTTCTGGTAGGGCCAGCGATGGATTTCCTTGTTAAGCGTTGCCCATACCTCGGCCGGGTTTGCGTTCATGTCGATGTTCATGTCACACGCGACGAACTCGCACCGGACAAGCCATGATTCCATTCCCTTGCCAAAGCCGCGGACGATGAAATAAAAACCGTCGTCTTGGGTGTCAACCCCGCAGAGAAGAAGCGTCACCGCATCGGGCACATAGGCGTCGGGACCGTATTGCAGGTATTTCTGCGTCTTGCTCTTGAGCCACGATTCCTGCCCGCGCTGCGAGAAGACGCGGATCCACCGCGCCATGTCCTCATTTTGGTAGGTCGCCAGGGCGTTCGGGTCCGGGGAATGCAGCGCCTCGAAGTATCGGGCCAGGCATTCGGCGGATGAGTATGATGTGTCAACGAGGCGGTTCCAGTTGTAGACAACGCGGGTGGCGCGCGTCCGACCCCGGATGATTCCCTCGGAGTAGGATTCGCCTTTTGCCAACCAGGTAACGCGATCGTTGATCGCCAGCCGTTCGGTCTCCGTGATGGTCGCTTTACATTTCGGACACTCAAAGCGCGCGGCCTTGTCCAAGCGAATCCGGTTTGCGTCGTGATCGTACTTTCCTTCCGCGTTCGGGAGTTCCTTGATTTGCGCGTCGGAATATTCGATCCATTCCAAGCAGTGTGGACATGGGTAATGCGGGGTGAGAAACAGGACCCCCGATCGGTGCGTCTCGGTGAATGATTTATCACCCTCCTCGATAGGACTTGTCTCGAAGACAGCCTTGACCTTGCGCCCGAGCATCCGGGATGCCTGCTGCCGTCCGAAAAGCATCTTCACCGGATCAAAATTCTTGTTCTGCCATTTCGCCAATTCTGATCCGTAAATGAACCCGGCGTTGTAGGATGCCAGGTCGCTGCGCACGTTGGCGCTTGCGATACGGATGGTGATATGGGAGAGCTTCAGGCGACGCTTTGTGAGTTTTGAATCGTCGCCGTCCCAGAACTTCCGGATGCACGGAATGCCTTTGATAAGTGGCTTGATGCGTTCGTCGAACACATCGGCGATGGTCTCCTTCTTGGCATAGCAGAACATCATGTTGAGCGTCTCGAACGCCATGAACCACGCGGCTATCACCTCGGCAAGAAGGGATTTCCCGGTCTGGACGGGGCCGACGAGAAATACCTCGTCGTAGATGGCGATCGCGTCGAGCGGTTCCCGTTGCCAGGGGAACAACTTGAGGCGGCCCTGCACCGCATAGGCGCTTGACATCCGAAAGTCACGCTCCGCCCATTCGGATATCCGCGGGCGATCGGGAACCCTGAACGATTCCGAATGGTCCTTCGAGTAGACCGGGAATCCGGATTTCTCGAATTTCCAGCTACTCGGTTTTGATTGGCTCACCTGTCTCTCCCGCGTCCAGTTCTGTGTGCGGCGTTATCGGGCGTGATCCTTCAACAAACGCTTCGAGCGCTTCCTTGACGAATCCGTCAACCACGTCCAAGACTCTGCCGGCGTTCTCCGGCGCCGAGCCCATGGCCGTCAGAAGCGCGTTGATGTTTCGCTTCCATGCGTCAGTCCAGAACGTGCGCAGCGCGATCGCCTGTTCTTTGGCAACCTGTTCCACGGTGTGCCGGTCGATCGTCTCGTCGCGCGCCTTCTGGATCCGCACTTCGAGCAGTGAATTCTGGTTCTTAAGTCGTTGCGTCTCCTCCGCATGTTTGGCGTCGGCCGCCTGGTCCTGATACAAGTCCTTGAGCCGGGCCCGGTGCCATGACCAGACCCCAGGGACCGAAAAATGAAACTGCCGTCGCCGTCCGCGGGGCGCCTGGTGTGGGCAACCCTCCTCCCGCCACTTGTCGATCGCCTGAGTAGTCACCCCGAGCAGCATTGAGAGCGATTTCGTCGGGCATGACTCCGGGTCGATCTTCTCGAGAATGGTTGCGTTTTTGCTACTCATGGGTGCGTTATCGCTACCTTTTTCCTACCTGGTTCGTAATTTCTCATTTTTGCGAAAATCTACCGAGCTTCGGCTAC